TATTGCAGGTGTGGCTTACGGAATTATTAGTAAAGGAACTGCGACAACTGGCTGGTCGGTAAATGTAACTTCTGGAAATAAACTTCAATTTAGTTATACAGCGACGCAACTTACTGGTGCTACTTCATTGGCTGCAACTACTTGGTATTACTTTGCAGTAGTGCGATCTGGAAGTGCTACAGGTAATTTAAAATTATATATAGGAACTTCTGGATCAACCACCCTTGATGCTACAAGTGCGGGTGCTGTAACTACTAACTTTAATCAAATTGATGCTATGTACGTTGGCGCGAGTAGAACTGGAACAACTATTTTAGATGGTTATCTTGATGAAATTAGAATAACCAAAGGCGTAGCTAGAGATGTAACTACAGTTCCAACCGCAGCTTTCCCAATCCAATAGGTGACTCATGCTTTACTCTAAAAACGGTAGCATTCCAAAGCCTGAGACTGATGGCACTGAAGGATGGATTGAGGTTGATGACGCGCCTACTGCTGGTGATGGACAAGAGGTTATTTGGTGCTTTCCACCAGGCTGGGTAGTGCGTGATGTTATGCCACCAGTGCGTGATGGTTATCGTTGGGCTTATTATTTAGACTTTGGTTGGGTAGAGATTGAATTGAGGAATGAGCAGACTATTATTAGCGCAGACATTTCTAGCTTAGATTCATCAGATATATCTAGTTTAACGACAGCGCAAATAAGCGGATTAAATGGCTAATTACGTCGATTATGGATACTGGGTTCAAGGGTATGGCATTGGAGATTTAAGCCAGCCTGATCGCTATGTAGTTGCTGGTTATTGGAATGATGGTTATGCAGAATATGAGACTGCGGCAGATTCTTCAGCATCTATAAATGGCACTGCAACAGTAACCGTAGTCGGCACAAGATTAGTTACAGGTAATGCGGCTATTACAGCAAATGCAGCATTAGAGGTTAATGTTGTAAATGTGCAAACTGGTATTGCTGTTATTGATGGTGTTGCCACAGTTGCCGCTAATGGCGTTATAACTATTGTTGGTAATGCAAACATAACTGCTGAAGCTATTTTCTCTGCTTTGGGTGGTGTTACTTATTCTGGCAATGCTAGTGTTAATGGGACTGCTGCGTTAAATATTATTAATGTTTCAGGATTTGAGTGGACTGACGTAACTCCTGAAGCTGATGCATGGAACGATGTAACTCCAAATACGAACATTTGGCAGACAGTATCTTCTGAAACAAATACATGGGCTAGACAGTAATGGCAAAACAAAAGATTATCTTCGGAGAATGGCTACCAGATCAGCCGAGTGTTACTGGTGCGGTTATGGATGCTTATAATTGCTATCCTGTAACGAATGGTTATGCTCCATTTAGGCAGGAAGTTGATTATTCCGCTAATGCAGGTCAGGATTTGCTAATTACCTTTGCTGGTAAGTATGCTGGAGTTACTAATCTATTTGCGGCTGGTGCTACTCAGGTTTATAAATTTAACTCTAGTAATATAGCTTTAGATTCTGTAAGCACTACATATACGACTACAGAGTCATGGGATGTGACTCAGTTTGGCTCTAAGATGATTATTGCCAATGGTAAGAACAAGTTACAAGCCTACGATATGGCTGGTGGCTCATCATTTGCTGATTTATCTGCTGCTGCTCCAGTTACTAAATATGTAACAGTAGTGCGTGATTTTGTTGTAGCTGCTGATGATGGTAGCGACAATAACAAGGTCTATTGGTCTGACATTAACGATGAAACTGACTGGACTCCGGGTGCTGCTAGTCAATCAGATACGCAGATTCTTCCTGATGGTGGAGATATTACAGGTTTAGCAGGTGGTGAATATGGCTTAGTGTTCATGGAACGCGCTATTTACCGTATGAGCTACGTAGGTTCTCCGTTTTTCTTCCAATTTGACGCTATTTCTCGCACTTTAGGTTGTTCTACTAACGGCTCTATCGCTCAATTCGGTGGAATTACGTACTTTCTATCGGATGATGGCTTTTATGCGTGTGATGGACAGACAGTTAAGGGCATTGGTGCTGAAAAAGTAAATAGATGGTTCTTTGATAACGCTATTCCTAGTGAAATACGGTTATCAATGAGCGCAACTGTTGACCCAGTACGTAAATTAATTGCATGGAACTTTAAGAATACGTTTGGCGGTCGTTATTTGCTGCTGTATTCCATTGATTTAGGTCGTTGGAGCTATGCAGAGACTACGGCTACGTCAGTTGCGTATGGTCTGACACCGAGTGCTACACTTGAACAACTTGATGTTTACTTCCTTGATGCGACAAAAACTGGCACATACACACAAAGTGGGTTTACTGTTACTGTTAATGTAACAGATCATGGTTTAGAGACTAATGGTCAAATGAGGTTTGATGCAACGTCTGGTGCTGGTGTAGATGGAACATTTGCAGTCACTAGAGTTGATGCTAATTCGTTTACATTTCAAGCGGCTGCAAGTGCGACTATTACCAGTTCAAACTGCACAATCACTTTCCCTAACCTTGATCTTGCGGGAGAAGAAACTCCGCTAGATTCTCGTGTTTGGGCAGGTGGAATACTTATCTTTATGGGTGTTACTGGTCAAAAGATTGTATCTTTCTCAGGTCAGTTTAAGTCTGCTGCTATATCATCAGGTGATATAGATATTGGCAGGTCAGTTATCACATTTGCACGACCAGTTATTGATAATGGCACAGGAACTGTCTCAGTTGCTAGTCGAGAACTGCTAGAGGACAGCATTACGTTTAGCACAGCAGTAGCGGCTAATAGCGAAGGTGGTGTTCCATTGCGGTCTGCTGGTCGTTATCACAGGATTAAGATGAGTCCTACGAGTACGTCATGGAAAACGGCTGTAGCGACTGAAATTGAGATTGTTGGGCAGGGTGCTCGATGACACAGTTTCGCTCACTACCTGTATTTGGTGCTGACAATCGTGTTGTCTCTGAGGTTGTCCGTGGGATTATGGACGGTAAGACGAATAATTCCGGTTACTTTAATACTACTATTAGTGCTACTACTACTACGCTTAACGATGAGCGTATAGGTTATGATTCTGCAATCATTTTCACGCCTATGAACGATAAAGCAGCTCAAGAAATGGCTAAATTATGGGTAGGTACACGTTCTCGTGGTAGTGCAATTATTCATCATGCAAGTAATGCTCACCTTTGTGAATTTATGTACATAATAGTTGCATAATGGAATACAAATATATCGGATCGCAAGAGCTTAGGAACTGGTGGTCTAGCGTTAAGTTAGGCTTAGAGAAAATTAAACGTAGTAGTCCAGAAAACTGGATAGTTGAAGATGTATATACAGACTGCTTTAATCAAAAAAGTCTGTTATTTGTGCTGGTAGAGAACAACCACTATGCTGGATTCTTTGTTTTACAGCCGCAGGGAGAAACTCTGCATTTATGGGCAGCTTATTCGTTAGAAAATAGTTATGATGTTGTCGAAAATGCCTTAAAATATATAAAGGGCATGGCATTCGATGCTAAAGTCAAATACATAACATTTTCTAGTCATCGACGAGGATGGGCTAAGAGGGCGGCTAGTTATGGATTCCGCCCGAAACAATGGATTTGTGAGGTGTAATTATGGGTGGTGGCGGCGGCAGTCAAGAAAGCAAAACTACGACGAGTATTGATCCTCGTATCGCTCCGTATGTAACGTATGGACTTGAGGAGGCTAAACGTCTCTATGAAGGTGCTGGTCCTAAATACTATGAGGGTCAGAACTATGTTTCTCCTTCAGAGGCTACTCAGCAATCTCTCCAAATGGCTAAGGAACGTGCTCTAGGCGGTTCTCCACTCATTAAGGCTGCACAGCAAGAGACGCTAGATACAATTGCAGGACGAGGCGTTAATCCATTCCTAGCTGGTGCATTAGAAGGTGTTAATCGTCAGGCTGGACAAGATTATACAAAGAACATTCAAGCTCTACAGTCTGCTGCTTCATCTAGGGGTCGTTATGGCTCTGCTGCTCAAGGTCAGCAAGAAGGTCAGGCTCAAGACATATTCGCTAGAAACATAGCAGAAGCTGGTAATCGTATGGCTTTTCAATCTTCTGAGGCTGAACGTGCTCGTCAGGTTGCTGCTTCACAATATGCTGTTCCGATGGCTAATGCTGATTATATGGATATTGATAAGCTATTAAAAATTGGTCAGATTGGTGAAGGTTACGATAAAACACAATTGCAAGCCAATATGGATCGTTTTAACTACGAGCAGAACTTGCCACAAATGAAACTAAGCCAGTTTGCTAATCTGTTCTCGAATGTTCCTCAAGGAACTACGACTACACAGACAGCTACGCCGACAGGAGGCAAATAATGGGTGAGCCAGTTACTACAGGAATTATGATCGGTGCTGCTCTAGGCGGTGGCGGTGCTGCGCTTAAAGGGCAAGACCCACTTAAAGGTGCATTAATTGGTGGTGCTACTGGTGGTATAGGTGGCGGGTTTGCTGGTGGGTTTAGTGGTGCTGCTAATCCTACTGTTGGGTCTTTTGCTCCAAACTTTATGAGTACAGGTGCTGTTACTCAAACGGCTGGTGCTGCTCCTACCTTTATGCAACAACTTAGCGGTGGTGCAATGGGTGTTAAGGATGCTTTAGGTGGTGCTAATGCGTTTATGAACGCTAATCCTACGACTTCACAGATTGGATTTGGTTTAGCTAGGGATGCATTTCAGCCAGATCAACCTATGCCATACGCTCCACAAGGTCAAATAAGACAAGGGCAAGTTCAGCCAATGGATTACATGAGTTTATTGAATCCACAGAATCAGTCTGTAATGCGTCCGCAACCAATTTCGTTATTGGGGTGATGTATGGCTACTAAACCAACTAAACTATCTGAACTATCAATATATGACCAGTATGAATATGCTAAACGCTTTAATCAATTTCCAGCTAATGGAACTTTGACAGAATTTATAAAATCTCGTCCTGCATCACAAGCTAGTCAAGCGGCTGCTGCTCCTATTCCGCAAATTAATGAATTAACACCAGATCAAATTAATGAGGAATTTTACAAAGGTTATCCAAAGGATTTACCTCAACGTATGAAGTTTCTTGATTATCTTAATCCTAAAAGTTATATAGACCCAAGAGCTGCTGATCGAGTTATGCCGCAAAATAGCGCAACTCAAACAGTTGCTCCTGTAGATAATAGAGGTTCTATGCCTAGTTTTAATTTAGGCAATTTAAGTAATTTAATTCCTAGTGCAAGTACCATAGGTGAGTACATCCCTACAAGCCTTCCTAACGTATTTGGAGTTAATAATCCATTGTATGCAGGTTTGTTAGGTGCGGATCAGTCTCAGGCATTATCTAAGCAGTCTAATATTGCTGGTCTATTAAGTGCTGCTGCTGCGTTAGTTCAGGGTATGGGCAGACAAGGTGGCAGACGTTCTGCTGCTCAAAATATCATTAGTGCTTTAGGTGCTGGTTATGGTGCTGCTGGTCAACAATATCAGCAAGGTTTACAGATGTATGGTCAGACACAGCAATTAGCTTTGCAGCAGCGTCAACAGGCTGCTATTCAAGCTATAAAACTGAAGTACCCTGAATATGCAGACGAAATTGATGCTAACCCTGCTGCTGCTTTCCGTCTTATTGCTGAACGTGAAACTGCCAATAAAAAGGGTATTGTTGTTGATGGCAATTTAGTTAATCCGATTACTGGTGCAGTTATTTTTCAGGCTAATAAACCACAAGCAAGGATGCTTACTAGTGATGAGCTTACGAAATATGGCTTGCCAACAGAAGGTGGTCAGAAGTTTCAAATAGATGCTAATGGGAAAATTGATTTAGTTCAAGGTACTGCGCCGACTAAAGAAAATAAACCTGCTACAAGCATAGAAGAATGGCAGTTTTATAAGTCTCAAGGTGGCACAAAATCTTTTGGTGATTTTCTTCAAGGGAAAGCTCCAACTACTAATTTAAGCGTTACTTTACCTAATGATCCTGCAAAAAGAGCGCAGGCATTAAGTGAAAACTCACAAAAATTTACTGCTAATAAACCTATTGCTGAGGCTTTTGAAGTAGCCAATAGATACGATAATTTTTCTAAAGCATATAACAATCCTCAAGCTGGTGGTGCTTCTGATGCTGTGCTTATTTATAGTATGGCAAAAATGCTTGATCCGGGTGGTGCTGTTCAGCAGGGTGACGTTGGAACAATAGCTGGTCAAAAGAGTATTCCAGAAAAGTTAAAAGCTATCCACGAACAATTTATTAGTAATAGAACTTTATCTGATGAGCAAAGAGAAAATTTAAATGCAATGGCTTACTCTATTGTTAAAAATAAACAAAAGTCAATTAATCCAATAATTAAGCAATATAGAAACTATGCTAATGCTTTAGCGTCTCCTGATGCGGCTGCTGATGTTCAAGACCCATTTCAAAACATTGAGCTGCCAAAGAAAAGACTTGTTACGATAAACAGCAAAAAAACACAGGTTAGATTGGGTAACGATGGGAATTATTACTATACTGATCCAACAGGCAAAAATTACATTTACAATGATTAAATGAGGTAATGATGGGAACAATTTCAATTAAACCTGTTGATTACGATCCATTTGGTAATTTGGATGTAAATCCTGCTGCTTTGCCTCCTCAATCTGCGGAGGCTTTAGGGCTTCCTAGTTTTGTTATGCCTAATAAGGCTAGTCCAGAAATAGTTAGCGCACCATTAGGAGCTACTGAGAGCTTTAAGCCATTTTTAGGGGTTATGTCTACAACAGACCCATTGGCATTGCAGGACATTATGGTTAAAAATATCCCCGGATCACAACCCGGAGTTGACCCTGATGGAAACCCATTTATTATCATTGAAAATAAACCATACTATCTGAATAAGCCTGGCTTATCTGGTACTGATGTGGTTGGCTTTATCGGCGATTTAGCTAAGTTTTTTCCTGCTGGTAAGTTAGCTCAATTAGGTTTGACTACTGGTGGAAGGGCTGCAATTGCTGGTACTGCTACTGGCATTATTGGTTCTGGTTCGCAGTTATCTTCTCAGGCGATGGGAAGTACACAACCGTTTAATGTTGCTCAAGTTGGTCTTGAGTCTGCCTTTGGTGCTGGTGGTCAGGTTGTCGGTGATCTAATAAGTTCATACATTAAAAATAATAGAAGCATCACAAATGAAGCAGGGAAGATTAGCAATGAATTTAATGCTGCCTTACAAGCGTCAGGAATAGATTTAGGTAAGTTTGCAGAAAAAGGACAGCAAGCAATTTTTGATGCTTATAAGCAGCTTGGTAGTAGATTTGCAGGAGAGGCAAAGAATGTAACTTCTGCCGCTAATATTGCTGATGTTAATTTCCCATTAACTAGAGGTCAGGCAACTGGTGACATAGCTCAATTGGCTGAAGAAGAAGCGATGCGAAACGCTGCTAGGGGATCATTTGCTCAGAAGATTTTAGCTAGGTTTGATGAAAAGCAAAAAACAGAAGTTTTAAAAGACCTTCAAGCAAAACAAAAAGCATTTGCTACTGGTCAAATTACTACTTCTCCTGAAGAAGTCGGTGGCAAACTTTATGAGTTAATACGTAATAAACAAATGGAAATGAAGGGTCAATATAAAACTGCTTACGGTGATGTTGATCCTACAGCATTACGATTACTTAGTGAAGCGGTTGACCCATTAGAGTCAAGAGTTCTTGGTATCTTAAAGGACAGAGTTGTTGACCCTAAACTTACTCCAGCATCAAGAAGTGCTGTAGGTGAAATAAGAGCAATTATTCCTAAGACTGGTAAAGCTAATGTAACTGATATTAGTTTGAAAACTATTGAAACAACTAGAAAAAAATTAAACGAATATTATAAAGCTGGAGCTAACGATACAGACAAAGGTAATGTATCAGCAATAATTAAAGAGTTTGATAGTTGGTTAGATGATTCTATTTCTGATGGATTGATTCGTGGCGACATAAGTCAGTTAGGTAAATTAAAAGAAGCAAGAAGTTTATTTTCAAAATATAAAGAAACTTTCCCTACAAAAGATACAGCTAAATTAGCTGATTCTGATGCTGCAAAAGTAATAAGAACTATTGTTGAAAAAGACTTACAGCCTAGCGAAGTGATGAATTTACTTTATGGCAAGTCAGCAATAGGTGAGTCTCAATCTGCTGTACGTACTGTTCAGCGATTAAAGAAAATGTTTAGCAATGAATCAAATGATTTTAAACAGTTTCAAGAGTCTGCATTTGTTCGATTGACTAGAGATAGTCAAGGAAATATGTTGCCAGCGTCTAAAATAGTAAAGACTATTGATGAATTGTTTATGGGTAAAGGTTCAGCATTAACTAGGGAATTATTTGATGCTACCCAAATAAATACTATACGCAAACTCAGGTCTGATCTTAGTAAATTAGTTGTTCCTATTGAGGCTCAAAATCCATCTAGGTCTGGTTATGAAGGTGCTAGGGCTGTTATTAGCGTATTAAATAAATTAGGCTTTACTGGTGCTGCTGGAAATTTAGCATCTGGTGATATTGCTTCAGCAGGTGCTATGGGTGCTGCGTCTTTAGTTAGTCAAATTAAGCCTGTAATAGCTGCTAGAAAAGCAACTAATATGGTCGCTCCACCTTTATCTGGTTTGTTACCTGCTGGCTCTGGTACTGCATTAGGCGGTGCTTTAGGAACTGGATTTTACGGAATTTTGGGAAGATAAATCATGGCTAAAAATAAAATTAGTGAATATTCATCAGTTGCGTCAAACAATACAGACATATCTGGTATTAACATTGCTGAAGGTTGTGCTCCTTCGGGGATAAACAATGCTATACGTGAGCTAATGGCACAGCTTAAAGATCAGCAAGCTGGTACTGATGGTGATGGCTTTGTCGTAGGTGGTGCGTTTACTTCCTCTGGTGGTGCTGTATTTAGTTCAGGCACGACATTCTCTGGCTCTGTAGTAATGAGTAGCACAGTAGGCATTAGTGGTGTTGCTTCACTAACTGGTAGCACTAATAACATTGGCACTACGACAAGTTCTACTATTCTTAGTGGTTCAGTTACACAGACTAGCGGATCAGTATTGTATTTAGATGCTGCTGCTACGACTTCTGCTGCTCCTCCATTATCGTGGAGTGGTGATACGAATACTGGTATCTATCGTCCTGCTGCTGATACGTTAGCGTTAGTTACTGGTGGTTCAGAACGCTTCAGAATTAACTCTAGCGGTGTTTTAATCATTGGCTCTGGTGAGGCTACTACGTCTGTATCTGGTAACGTTCTACGCGCTCCTAGTGCTTCTGGAACGAATATAACTGGTTCTAACTTTGAGATTCAAGCAGGTAATGGTACTGGTACTGGTGGTTCAGGAAACATTGCATTTAAGACTGCTGATGTAGGTTCGTCCGGCTCTACTGCTAATACATTAACTCAGCGTTTGCTAATTACTCCTAAAGGTGGTTTTTCCTTTGGCTCTGGTGCTACAAGTTATGGCACAGCAGGTCAGGTTTTAAAATCTAATGGTGATGCTCCTCCTTCTTTTGGGTCATCTGTAACTTCTAAAACAGTAGTATCTGCATCTAGCACTAGCGTAGATTTTACGGATATACCATCGTCAGCAAAAAAAATTACTATTATGTTTGCTGGGTTATCAACAAATGGAACATCTGATCCTATAATTCAGTTAGGTGATTCTGGTGGAGTAGAAACTACTGGGTATGTCGCTGCTGCATCTACATCAACTACCGGAAATAGCGCATTTTCTTCTACGGCAGGATTCCCAATTGCAGGGTCGTGGTCTGCTGCGGTTATTCTTAGCGGAACAGTTGTTTTGATTTTGCAAGATTCTGCTACGAATACTTGGGTTGCATCTACTTCTGGTGGACGTACTGATACTGCTGGTGGTACTGCTGGTGGTGGATATAAAGCATTGTCAGCTACATTAGATCGTATCCGCATAACTACAGTAGGTGGTGCAAATACATTTGATGCAGGAACAATTAACATTATTTACGAATAATCATGGACAAAATACAACTTACCGATGAGCAAATTGACCATATTGCTGAGAAAGCTGCTGAAGTGGCTTTTAAGAAGATTTACGAAGAAGTAGGTCGGTCAGTTGTTAAAAAAATACTGTGGATAGTTGGTGCTGGTGCTCTAGGACTCATGTTCTGGATGGCTGGTAACGGCTCTCTACCGAAATAAAATTGATCCGCTAACGATATTAGCTATTGCAAAAACTGCTGCCAGTGCTATTCGTACTGGCTGTGAGATGTATCAGTCGGCTAAAGCTGATGGAATGGAATTGGTTGATGCGTATGGTAAGGCTAAAGATGTTGTAGCGGATATAAGTAAGAATCTAGGTAGTTTCTTTAAGGCGCATGAACAGCTAGAGAAACACGTACACGAGGAAGAATTAAAAACTAAGAAGGTACGTGATCCTGAATTGTCAGTAAATCAGGAGGCTTTTAATCGGATACTTGCACAAAAAGAAATGAACCGATTAGAGACTGAATTGCGCGAAATGCTCGTATATCAAGCTCCACCAGAGTTAGGTGCTGTTTGGTCTGAGTTTGAGGTAATGCGCGACAAGGTAAAAGAAGAACGTGCTTTAGTTCAACGTCAAGAATTGCAAAGGCAACAAGCTGCAAAATGGCGACTAGCAAAGATAAGAAGGCAAATAAAGGAACAACTGACTTCAGTTTTAGCAGTCCTGTTCGTAACCCTGTGGTTCCTATGGCTAATGATCCTGATACGAACGAGCCACACATCCCGTGGACTACACTCATCACCCTATTGGTACTGTGTCTTGTGCTAGTTATAGCATTGCCTGTCATGGGTATAATGTATATGGACATGAATAACGCTACTAATGCGGCTGTGTACGAGATTAAGAAAATGCGTGAATTACGGGCTAAGATGATTATAGAAATGAGGGGTGAATGATGCTTACATTATTATCAACGTTTGTCAGTTTCCTATCGGGTGGCTTACCTAAACTATTAGATTTCTTTCAGGATAAGCAGGATAAGAAACATGAATTAGCTATGGCTCAAGTCCAGATGCAGATGCAACTAGAGATGCAGAAAGCAGGTTTCCAGGCTCAAGAACGTATAGAAGAAGTACATACAGAGCAGATTCAATTACAGACAGCAGCAGACGAGCGTATAGCACTGTACAACCACGATGTAGAGATCGGTAAGGGTGCTAGTCAGTGGGTAATTAATGCTCGCGCTATGGTGCGTCCTACGGTCACATACGGCTTATTCTTTTTATTGGTTGCCATTGATATAGCTGGTATCTGGTATGCATGGACTCAGAACGTACCGTTTAAAGTGATGATTGATGAGGTGTGGGATGCAGATACTCAGTTGATATGGGCTTCTGTTATTGCTTTCTGGTTTGGTACTCAGGCATTTAGTAAAAAATGAACGTAAGCGACAATGTTCTAAAAGTCATCAAACATCACGAGGGGGTAAGGAATAAGCCTTATCTCTGTCCTGCTGGATTATGGACTGTCGGTGTAGGTCATGTTTTATATCCCAAGCAGGGACTATTACCAGTGGCTCAGAGAGGCTCTATAGGGCTTCGTATTGAGGATTTTAGGGTATTTAGTAAGGATGAGATAGATGCGATTCTTAAAGCTGATTTGCAGCGTTTTCAACGAGGCGTATTACGTTATTGCCCTATTATTACTACTCAAGGTCAGTTTGATGCGCTCGTCTCTTTTAGCTTTAATGTAGGGTTAGGAACATTGCAGCGCAGTACCTTGCGGCAGAAACATAATCGAGGTGACTATGATGGTGCTGCTGATGAATTCATGAAGTATACGCGTGGTGGTGGCAAGGTATTAAAAGGTTTGGTCAATCGTAGAAAAGATGAACGAGATATTTACTTGGGATAAATAATGCGTATTCTTTCGATAATATTATTGTCATTAATATCATTTATGATATATGCTGCAACACTTGATGA